AATCCTTTAGCATATCGTCTAGTAGATAAAGATGGTAAAGTGATTGAAGATAAAGTATTTGATGATTTTGATGCACTCGCAGATTTTATGATGGAACAAGCGGACAGATATTATCAAGGTCTAGTCGATCCAGACACTACTGTTGAAATGACACAGTTTGACAACACTGGAAAAGTTTTATATCAAGATCAAGCGAGTTTTACAAAAAATGGAACAGAAAAAGAACTACAGTCTATTCTCACTGAACTCGTTAACGACGAGGGAGGAGAAGATCAAATTGTTTAAAAATGATTTGGAGCATATAAAAAATAGAGTGCTTCATTTAGAAAGTCGCATGAGTAAGATTCCCGATCCTTTTGTGATTTATTATAAAGAACCAGGAAAAGAGGAGTATTCTAAGCTTAACGAGACTTTAGATAATCTTTATGCAGAAATAGAGAAACTTAAAAATGACCGAAATCTCTCCATTTAGAGGAACAAACTTCCTGACAGCGGTTTATTCGTTTTTCGATTTTTCGTTGTCTGGTAGAATCCCTCCTTTGTACGTGCCAGTGCAAATGTTTGTTTCTGGTCTTGCACTTGCTTTAGCAGAAGTTGTGAGTTTTCCGCGTCTTGCGTTAACTTTTTTTCTAGAAACGAGACAGTTGCGGGCTCTGGGACCATTTGATGATTTAAATAAGTGGGTAGAAAATCGAAAGTACTCCGACAATCCCCTCATACCGTACATGAACACATATGATGTGTTTGCAATACCGATCACATTTACACCAGACTACTGGGAAATGTCATTAAGTAATGGTACTGCGGAAATCATGTCTATTAGATGCATATTTTTATCATGTGAGTTAGAATCTCCGATCAAAGGAAAAGACTCTGACAATCAAACCGCATACAAGAAAATAAACAGTAGAACTGGAAAAGCATATAATCAAAAACCAAAAATCAATAATGGTGATTATTACGACGAAGCAAAAGAAAACTGGACACCAGGAAAAATGCTGGAACCATTTATCTTTGGTGCTGGATCTCCCGTTCCATTGTCTGTATTATCTGTAGTAGGTGGTGATGTGGTATTGCCAGTAAACAATGCTCCTTCTTTAGGACCAGAGTTTACTTATATCATCAGTGGTTATGTGACTGAACGACATTTTTTTGATAGAGAATGGATTACCGAGTGGGGCGTTAGAACAAACGGAACTAGTCTTCCATATAGAATCAAACTGATGTATATGGAGCTTATTTCCAAGATCCAAATACATATTCAAACGCTGGAAACGTGGGAACTGATATACCTCCAGATCAGCTAGAAGACAAACATTGGATTAAGTTTGCTTCTTGGGGAATCGATGATTATTATGAGGATTGGATTGGAGATGCTGAACGTATTGACAATCCAAGAATAGAAAGGTATATTCGTGGTGCTACTCGCATTATACAATATAAACCTTCTGAAATTGGAAGTTTGCGCTTCTATTTCTATTTTTATGTAGAAACTGATGTAGTATCTCCACTAAGCATTAATGATCATGTATGTCATTTTACTGTTAAATATAATCAGCAGATTGCTGATAAAAGATTACAGTGGGCACAAAATGAAATAAACCCAGATCAAAAGAGATGTCCATTTTTAAGTGAAGCGACTGTTCTACAGTTAACAGCAGAACATTATGGTTTTCCTAACGTAGAAGCATACTTAGGATATAAAAATGCAATCGGTTCAAACTTTGGCGGTGGATATCTCAATAATCCCAGAACTAACCCAAATCCAAATGTTTGACATTTTCCATCAGAGGTAGTAGAATGGCACAACCAGCAAAACTTAGTCCAACTAATCTAACAAACCACGCTTCTTTTCTGCCAACTGGTCCAATGCCTATTCCTGGTGTTGGGTTTTCTGTCAACGTTTTCATTGAAAACTTGCCAGCTATTCCAGCAGGAAGTCAATACATGAAACATGATATTCCAACAGATATTATTTCTTGTATAATAAGACCTCCACATAGAGATGAAGTAATGGAAGGATGCCCTACTGTTTGGGTAAACGGACAACCGATGGCGCGAGTGGGTGATAAGATTCAAGCACCACTAGGTTATTTTCCATCACCTCTTGCTCCTGCTGGTACTTTAAGACTCGGAGCAACTACAGTTCACGTAGATTCTGCTCCTGGAATCCCTTATATTGGATATCCAGCACTTCCAGTTCCAACTCCTCCAGGAAGAAAACTACCAGTAGAATGTAACAACAACTTTCCTTAAACTGGTAGTATTAATAACTTTACCCATTAGATAAATAAGATTATGGCAAAAGCACCTAGTTTCAACAAATCTAGTTATGTCCCTGGCAAACCCAAGTGTACTCGCCAGGGTCGCTCAAAAAACACAAACCTAGCGGCATCTAGTCGCAACGGACGCAAAAAACGCTACAGAGGACAAGGAAATGGCTAAAGCAAGAGCAAGAAATACCGATGGAACATTCATCGCAGACAACCCAGACACTCCAGAAAATGAAGCATGGGTAGATGTACCTGAAGCTGAAGCAACTCCTAGAGTATTTGGGTGGGTTGCTGGCAGACCTGTAAGCCGTCAGATTCACCCAGACACCAATCCAGAAGTCCCTGCATGAGCAGATTTGCATGAATATGCTGCAACTTAATCCCCAAATACCCGTCTTGACCCCCAAGGGGTCAGGATGGGCATTTTTTTTGATCGATAGAAGTCAAGAACATGACTTGGAATGGGTAGTTTTTTTGGATGAAGGGGGGTATTGTTGGACTTTTCGGAACTCTGATGTTAGAATACAGCGAAATAGCACCTTTGGGCGCGAAAATATAGCAAAATTCGGGATAGCAACCCCGTAAAAAGTTCTGTTTTCACTCATCTTAGGAGAAAAAACAGATGGCTAAGTATCAAGTAGACCGAGATACCGATTTTATGAGGCAAAATTGGGGCACAACACGTCTAATCACCGATTATGGTGCGTTGTCTCCGACAAAAATGAAGAAAAATGAACCCCCAGTAGATAGGTTACAAAAACACTGCGGTGGAAAAGAGGGTTTTGATGACTATGTTGAGTGGTGGGTATAAATAATACTATAAATAGAGTCTTTTTATGCCCGTTAGCAGAGCGTTCCGAGATATTAACATAACTTTCGGTAAGCATCCTGTTACTGATGACTTGCTCGTAGTGAAGGACTTTAATGCGATTAAAAACTCTATCATGAGTTTAATACTAACTGTTCCTGGAGAAAGATTTTTTAATCCAAGAATAGGCAGTAAAATTTATGATTTGTTATTTGATCCTATGGACTTCATTACGAGTGAGAGCATAAAATCGGAAATAAAGTATACTATTCGTGCTTTTGAACCAAGAGTCTCATTGAATAATGTGTTGGTTCAAGAAAACTACGAAAATAATAGTTATGATATAGAGATTGAGTATACTGTAGTCGGATTGCCAGAAAAACTCGACACTATTCAGCTTACTCTAGAGAGAACACGGGTATAAAATGCCATACAATCAACTAACCAACCTAGATTATTTTGAAATAAAGTCAGTTCTTAGAGATTATCTGAGAGCAAACTCAGATTTTACCGATTACGACTTCGAAGGATCTGCTTTAGGACATATTATAGATTTGTTGGCGTATAATACTTATTATACGGCATTCAATGCTAACATGGTTGCTAATGAGATGTTTCTCGATTCAGCAACATTACGAGATAACGTAGTTTCTTTAGCTAAACAGTTGGGTTATGTTCCTAGATCAACTGTTTCTTCTTCTGCTGCGGTAAGCATAACATTAAATGTCAGTGGTGCTACAATACCAGAAAGTATAACCTTTAAAAAAGGTTTGGCGTTTTTAACGTCAGTTAATGACAGACTATATCAATACAATATAATAGAAGATATTACAGCACCAGTAAATAGTGAAAATCAAGTTGTTTTCTCTGATGTAAAAATCTATGAAGGTAGTTTGATCACAAATCGATATACTGTCACCAAAGATGATTTCGCTATAATTTTAACTAATCCAGGAATCGATGTTAGTAGTATTAATGTCAAAGTATTCGAGAGTTCTACATCTAGTACATACGAAAAATATGTTGTAACTGATAATATTTTAAATGTTTCTCCAGATTCGGCGGTTTTTTATGTCAATGAAATTGAGGATGAAAACTATAGACTCGTTTTTGGGGATGGAATATTTGGCAAAAAACTTTCCGTAAACCAAGTAGTTGAAATATCTTACTTAGTTTGCAATGGTTCGGTTACAAATAATGCTTCTATTTTTACATTTAATGGAGTTCTAATAAACTCTCAAAATGGTTCAACAGCATTTAGTACTACTGTGAATAACATAACTACTGTTGTTAAATCTTTTGGTGGGAGTGATATAGAAAGTATTGATAGTATTAAAGTCAATGCTCCAGCGATGTATGGCACTCAGAATAGAGCTGTAACTGCATCAGATTACACTTCTATTATTAGAAGAATATATCCAGCAACTGCTGACGTAATAACTTATGGCGGAGAAGAAGCAGATCCGCCAGAATACGGAAAAGTTAAAATATCAATAAAACCAAAAAATATTTCTTCACTGTCATCATATTCCAAAAGAATCATCATAGATGAGTTAAAAAAATATTCTGTTGGATCAATAACACCAGAAATCGTAGATCCTTCTATTATTTTTATTGAGTTAAATAGTAGAGTGTTTTATTCACCAAATCAGACTACATTAACACTAGATGATATTAAAACAAAAGTAATCAACAATATTAGAAGTTATAGTTTGTCAAGCGATACTGAAAAATTTGGAGGGAAGTTTAGATATAGTAAGTTTTCTTCGGTTATTGATAACTCAGATAGATCTATTAGATCTAATCTAACTAGTATCAAAATGAGAAAAGATTTCTATCCTTCTTTAAATAATAGTACATATTATGAGTTGTGTTTTAGTAATCCATTCGAATATGATGCAGAAGTTCCATCTATAGTAACGACAGGATTTATTGTTCAAAAATATCCATCATATGTTTGCTATCTTGAAGACAGAAAAGGAACTATTGTTTTGTATAGATTAGATACACAAACAAACGAAAAAATAGTTCTCAATAGTAATCAAGGAACTGTAAACTATATTAAAGGAGAGATAAAAATCAATGATTTAACTATCATTCAAGGATCTTTTTCTGATAATAAAATTGAGTTGAGAGTAAATCCAAAATATAATGACATTTTAGCAAAACGAGAAATATTTTTAGATGTAGATATTGAAAAAAGTACCATCACGGCTATTCAAGAGTAAATAAATGACATCAAAGATACGCAATCTTTCATATTTGGTAGATAATCAACTACCATCTTTTATTAATACAGAATATCCCAAGTTTTCTGCATTTTTACAGAAATACTATGAACATCTTGAGTTGCCAGGAAATCCTTTACATATCATCAATAACTTAGAAAAATATAAAGATATAGATTCATATGATAAAAAATCTTTATCTGAAGAAACTACATTTTTGTCTCTGGTAGTAGTAAACAATCAAGTTAATATTTCTGTTGTAGATGCATCAGCATTTCCAAATGTAAATGGTTACATTTTAATACAAGATGAAGCTATTTTTTATAGAGAGAAGGAGGGGAATACATTTTTAGATTGTTATAGAAATGTAAATGCCACAACGAAGTTAGGAGATTTATACGAAAAATCAATAACTACTGAAGTCGATTATAATAGTGTTGGTAGTAGTGATTCTCAGTTTTCTATTGGTACAGTAGTTAAAAATATCAGTAATTTAGTTTTATTTGCGTTAGTAAAAAACTTCGAAAAAGAATATCTAGGTTCTTTTCCAGAATCTAGTCTAAAACCAGAAGTCAATAAAAATATTCTTATTAAGAATATTAAGGAATTTTATAAAGTAAAAGGAACAGAAAAATCTATTCAGTTTATTTTTAACTCCATAGTTTCTAAAACTGCAACTGATGTTCCAACGGTTTATTATCCAAAAGATTACACTTTTAAATCATCTAATGGAACTTGGGTGACAAAATATGGATTGAAAGTAAGATTATTATCTGGTGATGTCACTAAAATAATTGGATCTAAGTTGATTCAAAGAAAAAGTTTATCCGATGATATACAATCATTTGGTATAATCGATAATGTTATTGATATTGGAAATGGATTTTTTGAAATAATATTAGCTCCTTCTACTATTGTAGGTGAGTTTCAAGTAGCTTCGCAAACTTTCCTAACTAATGAAGTATTAAGTAGTGAAACCGATCTTGTAAATGTTTATTCTACATTAGGATGGGAAAATATTGGTAAATTTTATATAAACGATGAAGAAATATTTTTTGAAAATAAAAGTGTAAATCAGTTTAAAAAACTATCTAGAGTTTCTCCAGTATACCACCAATCTAATAGTTTAGTCTATGATGAAGTTTTAGTTAGCGCAGAATATGAAGATAATGCAGGAAATATTCAAAATTTAAAAGCGGTATCTTTGGGATTAGTTTATAACTTAAATATAACCAAAAATACTCCATATCTTTCCGAAAATGATCAAATACAAATAACTTCTTCTGGCAGTATTATTTCCGACGTACAAATAATCGATAAGATTACTGGTAATATTCGTTGGAAACTTAATGAAACATTAGATGTTCCCTTTTCACCCAATCAAAACATTTCTTCCGATCTTTCTAGAGTAATATCAGAAGTTTCAGCAATATTTGAAGATGCTCAATATTTTTATATAACTTCTTCTGGATATCCTTCTCATGATATTGGAAAACTGTCATGGAATCAAACACTAACTGATCAAAAACATCTAAAACTTATTAAAAGAACTCCTGCGGTAAGCACAAATACAACTAAAATACAAGATACTGAAGTTGGTATTCTAGTAAATGGTGTTACTATCAGAAGTCATAGAGATGAAGAAAAAATAGTATTTGGTGAAATACAAGAAGTTACTGTTACAAATCAAGGTAGAGGATATTTAGATCCCCCATATATTCTGATTGAAGATAGTACAGGTATTGGAGTTGCATCTGCTAAAGCTATTCTTTCTGGCGAAGTTGTGGAAAGAGTAGAAGTTATAGAAGGTGGGGCAGGATTTTTCCCACCAGTTCCTACTGTAACTATTACTTCTGGTAGAAATGCACTTGTTACTCCTGTTATTACCAGCGGTAAAATCACTTCTATACAAATAGATAATCCTGGCGAATATTATTCAACTCCACCCAAAGTTATCATTTCAGATGCATCTGCAAAGGGAAGATTTGCGGAATATCTATCAGAAATATCTGATGATGGAAAACTGGTTGCGTTTAAAAAAATCAGTGAAGGTAGAGACTATAATCCCGAAGAAACCACGATCAGTATAGAATCGGTTGGTAGTGGTGCTACAGCTGTATCAAACGTAAGAACATGGACTAGAAACAGGTATTCTAAGTTCGCAAATGTATTAGATGTCCATAATGGTTATTACTTCCTAAACAACAAGGAAGGTGTTGGGTATGGTTATTCCTATATTGCTAACCCAAAAGGATTGCGTGTTCAAATAGGAGATAACTTAGATCAAAACTATGTAACACCATCTGTTCTAAAACATTCTCCTATTTTAGGGTTTGCGTATGATGGGTATCCTATCTATGGACCATATGGATATTCTAATGGATTAGATAATAACTCACAGATTTCTAGAATGACTAGTAGTTATTCTTTGAAATCATCTAGACCTTTGGGACCATCGACATTAACATATCCTTTAGGATATTTTGTTGAAGATTATCAATACACTCATAGATCTGGTTCATTAGATGAAAATAATGGCAGATATTGCGTAACACCAGAATATCCTAACGGCACATATGCTTACTTCATAACGATTAACTCGGATCAGACTCCAGTTTATCCTTATTTGTTGGGAGAAAACTTTTATGGTGTTCCAGTAGATTCAAACTACAAAAAAATAACACAATCAGATATTCCAAAAAATATTAGAAGAATAAAAACACAGAATACTCCCGAAAATGGAGAAACCATAAGCGCGACAGTTGAGCAGATCAATACGGGTTCTGTTGATAATATAGAAATAGTTGATTCTAATAATATTTTTAGTAGTGGTAATATTGTAGAGATTGATTATGGTAGTCAGTCATATACTAGACAAATAAAAGCGACAGTGAACGAGGTAGAAGGAAAACCAGTATCTACCATACAATCAAGAGAAAACAAATCTATACAAATTTTCTCAAAAAATACAGCATATCTTTTTGCAAATAGCATCTTATATCAAGAAAACACAAATGCTTCTGGAACTATATTGGGAGATGTTGTAAATGACACTAGTATTGTTCTGAAAAATGTTAGCGGTTCATTTACATCTTCAGATAATCTATACAGTAATATTGTAGTATCTTCATTATTACTCAATAAGTCATCATCGTTTACATTAGGTTCTACCGTTATATTATCAAATGGAAAGCAGGGCGGTGTAGAAAAAGTTGAAAATAATCAAGTATTTTTAGCAATAAATCCATTTGTGAACGGAGAAAGGGTAGTTTTCACCAAATCTTTCTCTGGATTGCAAGTAGATACTCCATATTTTGTAGTTGATGCTCAAGCAACATCATTTAAAGTATCTAATACATTAAATGGCACTCCTATAACTATAACATCTACAACGTCGCCAGGATCATTGATATTGAGTGAACAGGCAAAAGGAGAAGTCCTACAATCTGTTTTGGAAGGCAATACTCTAATAGTAAAAGTAATACGAGGAGAGTTTATAGTTGATGATGACTATGTTATTCGCAGCTCTAATATATTTGATACTTCAAACTCAAAAGTTGCCGTTATTAGATATTTAAATAACAACATTGAAATATCACAAATAAAAGATAAAATTGCTATTGTTACAACGGCAAGTGATCATCTATTAACCGAAGGGGATAAAGTTACAGTTGATATTAATCCAGATGATACTCAAAAAACCACATCATATTATGTGAGGAGAAGAATATACCAAAAAGTAAAGCTACCTTCTCTCACAATAACAAAACAAATAATAGACAGTGGTGTTGGTTCTTTAAAAACACTGAATAGTGGTGGTTATTATGTATTTGATGGCAACGGAAATATATCAAATGTAGAAGGAGATTATGCAAACGGTAGTAATGCAACATATAACAATGTAGAACTTATTTTTGCAGATCAGAATGCTTGCAGAAGTTTAAATGGTTCTACTATTATAGGAAACCCAAATAATGAAAATAATGCTAGAGCTACAGTAAATATCACGAATGGTGTAGTTACATCCTTTACTATAACTTCTAAAGGCAAATTTTACAAAAAAGGTGATATTCTTACCGTTTCCCCTTCTAGTCTAGGAAGACCATTAAACTCATCAAATACTCGTTCTTTCTTAACTGAAGTTGAGCATGTTGGATTCCATGCAACAAACACCAAACTATTTTTAGATAATTTAGAATCATTAGCAGTAAATGATATTCTACAGATTAATGATGAGTTAGTCAAAATTACTACTCTAAATGCCAATGCTGGATATGCGGTAGTGCAGAGAGGTGTTGAAAATACCGAAATACAAAATCATTTTGATTTATCTAATGTAACTGTTTACAACTCATCTTTTGTCTTAACTAAAGGATATAAAGTTGGATTCCAATCTGGTTCGCCATATGTTAATGAGTATGATGCAGAATCCCAAACATTAGAGGTTTATTTTGACATAGATACTCCATTTTCTTCCATTAACAAGTTAATGCCAGAAATGACATTTTTTGATCAAGGATCTCCCGCTAAAATAGCAGTAATATCTGATATTATCGAAGAACCTTCATATAGATTTGAGTTTTCTTTAGATAACATCAACTGGTCAAAAAATCCTATTATAGATATTCAAACATATTACAAATATAAGTTTAATACAGATCATTATTCTATGATCGGTTCATATCTTGAGTTTTCTCCAAGTGGAAACTTTAATATCATTCCAAATAATGTAACTAGAAATAGTGTTTTACCAGGATATCCAGGTTCATTTGTTTCCATCAAGACTGGATATGGCGTACAGTTACAAAACAACAATACTCAAAATAAAAAAATAGTAGAATATGGCAACTATTTTTATTATGATAAAGCTGAGTTAACAAAATCAGATGGCGGATATTTAAAACTAATACCAGATCCACTACAGGGAAATAAAACTGTTACATATGTAACTGATAATAGTTTTGTGTATGATTTGGATTTTGCTCCACTATATGATGGTTCTGGTTCAATGAAATATATCACTACATCAAAAACTGCTGTAGGTAAAATATCTTCGATTAAGATAACTGATTCTGGCAATGGGTTTACTTCTATTCCTACCATCAAAGGAGTTAGACCAAATAAACAATATGAATGTGTAGTTGACGTTAACTGGAGCTCATCTTCAAAAAACATTCCTTCATTGATTATTGAAAATCCTGGTTTGGGATATGTTAATCCAAGGGCAGTAATTACAAATGGCGATGGAAAGTTTGCTGAGTTTAAAGTGACTAAAGATAGTAATGGTTCTATTGTTTCTATTATAACCGAAAATAAAGGGACTGGTTATACATTTAAACCAGAAATCAAAATAATAGAAGCAGATGTTGAAATGTATTGTTCTAGTAATAGCATTGGAACAGCAAAAAGTATAAAAATAGTCGATAATGGTAAATCATATAATAACGATGTTTCTATCCAAAGATCTTTTTACACACCGACATTTTTAATCTTAAAAGACTTTAGTGGTGATTTTCTAGAAGGAGAGTTTATTGTTCAATATGATGCAAACGTTGAAGTATGTCGAGGGATAGTATCAAAAAATGGATGGAAAAAAGGATCAAATGTATTGAAAGTAGAAAATGTTACTGGTAATTTTATATTAAACTTACCAGTAGTAGGAAGTATTAAAAAATCCGAAGCATTAGTTGCAAATATTTTTAGGGGGATATTTACTCCAGACATACGAGCATATTCTGATAATGTTGGGTATTATTCTTCAGATAGATCTAAACTAGGTTCTTTATCTCAAAGATTAGCGGATTCTTATTTCTATCAAGACTATTCATATGTAATAGAATCAGATACACAAATAAATGATTGGCGTAGTGTAATAAAAGAAACCACTCACCCAGCTGGTTTTATTTCTTTTGGTGAAATAAACATTCGATCAACTGGAAATGCCTCTTTTGCTCCGAATGCAACTTCTCTGAATACATTCAGATTATTGCAACTATGGGATGATGAATCCTCTGATAGAAGAGTAACTATTCAAAGTAGCACCACTAAAATTACGGAAACTATTTCTTCCTTAAAAGATATTAATCAGTTCAGAGGAAAAGGATCTATTATACCATTACAATATGATTCTTCAGAAACTTTATCGTATGATTTTTATCTAGATCCACCCTTCAATGGTTATTTTGATTCAAATGGCAACAGAGCGGGAAATAAAACATTTACTATGAAACTTCTTAGTTCTAATGTTCCGTTAAATGTTTCAAACGCAAATAATCTATTTTTGACTTTAGATGGAGTTTTACAAGAACCTGGAAAATCGTATACTGTATCTGGAACACAGATTACTTTTGCAGAAGCTCCATTAGGAAATAGAAATGTTTTTGGTGATCCTATTAGTCCAAATCAATATATTGAGGGTGTAGATACAAAATCACAATCTTGCATAAGCAGATATATTGGTCTAAAGGATAGTGGATTAAACACTTCGTATTTTAAAAAGATCAAAAATATATCATCACAATTTGATGGAATAAAAAATGAGTTTGATTTATATTACGAAGATAATACTCCAGTTCAGTTAGATGGGAATGATAACTTATTTGTATCTTTAGATGGTGTTTTTCAAGTTCCAGGAATAACTCCACTTTTACCAATGAGGAGATCTTACTATATTAGAAAAACTAGCACTCCTAATACTATAGTTTTTACGGAACCACCAAAAAGAGAAGAAGACATTCCCCAATCGTTCTTCGCATATAGAGTTGGAAACTATATTTCTTTAACTATAGATTCTTATTTAATACCAATCAAAAAAACAGGTCCATTTATTTTACGTTCTTCTTTGAATAGAAAAAATGTTTTTATTGATGACGATAGAAACCTCTTGGTATTCGTAGATAATGTTTTACAAAGAAGAAATAAATCATATACTATAAATGGATCTAATATATCTTTTACAGAAGAGTTAAATCCAGACAGTAAGATTGACATATTTTATTTGTATGGAAGAGACTTCCAGAAGTTTGTTACTGCTTTTGGATTTGAAGATACTCCGTTTTTCAACAGGTATAATATTACTGTATCTCAAGCACAAATCAATCTCAACTATGGGTATGGTCAATATGTAAATGCTGTCATAGAAGCAATAGATGAAGATTTGAATGTAGTCGCTAGTGGTAGAGTAGTAAAAATAAGTAAAGAAGGTTCTTTTAACACAGCAGATGCGGTTTATGTTATTACTGTAGAGTCTGCTATTAATAAAAAAATTGAACAAGGATATTCATTAGTAGTCAGACAGATTAGAGGTAACTTTGAAAATATAGATGTTTACATTTCAGATTTTAAAGTATTAGATGTAGACGAGTTTAAACAAAATGACGATACTTTCGAAATCATTAATAAACAAAAACCAGGATGGTTATTAGGAACTTCGCTGGAACCTATTTACGATGATAATTTGGAAGTTGATGATTTTATAAAAATTGATGGTGAGGAAGATTTTAGAACAATAAGATCTTTACCAAAAGAAGCATATAAAACACAATATAGAGATTTAGATGACGTAAACACCAGTTATTATGCAAAACTAGAAGTTTCTTCTTACAACAAAACACAACGAGGAGAAGGATTAAATATTGTTGCAAATGTAGATACTGATGAAGATTCACCTACTTTTGGTGAGATTATTTCATTATCTTGGAATAAAAAAGAATATGGAGATTATGCATTAACTACAATTTTCCCACAACCAAATGCATATGGTTACGAAAACTTACCAGAGTTAATGTTTATACCACAACCTGTAAAAGATGAAGGGGGTTTTATAACTTCACAAGCTCAAGGCGGTGGTGCTAGAGCATTTGCTGTCATGGATAATGGAGAAATAATTGATTTGATACTAATATCAGGCGGTAGTGAATATCTAACTTCCCCAAAAGTTTATATAACTTATGGGTATGATGTATTAAAGTCAAATAAAAATTTGACCACAACATATTTTAATCTTGGTATTGGAACACAACTAGTTTCTGGATTTAAACTATCAAATATCATAACAGTAATAATACCAACCCTCAAACCAAACATTTATAATACTTCGATACCATTTGTTTCTCCCAATGATACTAAACATCATGGAATAACTGTTATTCAACCAGAAATAGCAAGTGGAAATGAACTAGCATGGAATGAAACTAGAGTAGATGTTATTGCTAACCTATCTGCAAATATTTCTTCTTTCACAGATTTGTATTCTATAATAAAAATACATTTAGAAACTCCGTTACAAGATGTACAAGTTATTTCTTCGCATGAAACAACATCATTAAAAAATGCCTTTGTTGTCACTGGTGCAGTCGATTTTTACGGAGATGAAAATTACTCAGTTGATTATGCTCAAAATCAACTAGGAGCTTCATTAGGAAGATATGATTTTAATGGATTGCAGTTTGCTTCAGTTGGAATAGACGATGCATCTGCATTCACACTAGAAATGGTAGATTTGTTCTACCCAACATTAATGATTGGGGATTTTGAAGAAAGATCTTTATCAAACTATTCTGAATCTAAAGAATATTGGAATGTTGGTAGAGATAGTATAACTGAGTATGGCGCTATATTACAGATCCCCATGAATGAAACAGATACTATTGTTTATATTGAAGATACCACAAGATTCCCATCTTCGGGGTCTTTACTAATAGGAGATGAAATAATAACTTATAGTAGTAAGTTATCAGATCGTTTTATGGAAGTTATTAGAGGTATTAATGGAACTATTCCACAACCTCATTTAGCTGGTGATTATTTAAGAACCCAAGGAGATCCTATAGATTTTGGTATACCAACAATTATCGACAATACCTTATATTCGTTACCATCTTACTACTACACTCATCAAGAAACGTTTGTTGATATTACCACAAACATTGTTTTAACCAGAACAGGCACTTTTACTTTGGAGTAGTGGTATAAATATAAATAAACTGAACCCAACAACCTACGAGAGACTAAGAAGAAATGGCACCA